GTTGTTTGCCAGTATTCAACTCCATCAGGAAATTGTCAAGCCAACGATACTGCGGCCTGACCTGCCAACCAAAGCGGGACACTTCACTGCGGGTATAGTTCCCTACCCCACCGATCGAGGCGATGTAGGATGCACGGTACTGGTCTTTCATCATCTTGCGCATGGTCTTGTACCAGTATTGCTGTGAAACTTCTCCGTTGACAAGACGGATCGTAAGCTCGCGCATTGCGTCTGACTGCGCCCTGGACACCCGCAGGACTCCCAGCTTGACGCGGGTGGTCGGCACTTTGCGCCCGGATATCAGATAGCGGTAGATGCCTTGTGCGAAGTCAAAGAAGGTTTCGACCAATGACCTGTTACTGTGAAACTTCACAGTGTTTTTGTGGACTTGGTTCAGGAATGGTTTGCCACCTCGAAAGCCCAACTTATCAGAAACTAAGAAATCTTTTAGTGGGACTCTTATAAACCCTTCAACTTCTAAAGATGTCCAGATAACCTCATCGTATTTCATTGATATTTTGCCGCTCGTGTAAAGCTCTTGTATCCTGTACAGACTTGATTTGTTCATCAATTCTGTAGAGATTTGAGCGATGTTCCCTTGTCCGCCCTTCCCTAAATTGACTCTAATATATCCAGCCTCTAAGGTCTTCGCTTCAATTTCTGAATAACCTCGTCCATCAAATGATCGAAAACCTTCATCTTTTATACCCAATATATCTCTGGAAAATTCTTCATGCCCTGTTCCAAAAACCCCCCCACTTTCGTTTTTATAAACATCCAGTATGTCCCCGTCTGGGGTAATCCACGCTTTGTATAACTTTGTTTTTATAGATTCTGATGGGGAATACCCAATAAGTTCATCAGATGATTTTACTTTATATTTCTCAAAACTCCTGCTCCCTCCACCGTGAACTGACTGTGGACTCCCTGTTCCTGGATGCACGCCTGGGCCGTAGTGCATGTGCTTCATGCCGGTGAGCGTTGCGTTCAAAAGACCGCGTACTCCCGACTTGGCCTCCCACAGCATGAGCGAGTCTTCCAGATCCGAATTGTCTTCCAGAAACTCAACAGTCTCTTGCTGGGTGTATGGAAGTACAAACTGAACCTGCCCGGCGTAGGGTCTACGCGGCAAGAAGACGGGCAGGGCTGGGAGCGGACTAAGCGGGAGCGTCATTTGATGCACCAGGTGTTGCTGCTACGGAATTCTTCGACCATCTTCTTGTGACCGAATTCCTTGTAAACAGCGGCGTATTTCCTACCGTGCACATCTTTCTTTTTTCCTCTTCGATTACCAGACAAATAAGCCCGTAATACTTTCAGATTGTCAAGCGGGTTCTTCATCCTCTGTCTCCGGTTCTAGCGGTGCCTGGCTCGCGTCCATCAGCAGGCCGTGATTCCATTCGACTTCATCCAGGATAGACTTCTTGTTGCTTTTGACGTTCAGGTTGGCGAACAACTTGGCTGCCTCCTTCACCTTTTCGGGGCTTATCCTGATTATGCCGTCATCCATTACTTCCGCGCCCAGAGCTTGATAATATGGGATCGCTCCATTTGCCGCCTCGCCTCGCACTCCAAGGTCTCGACTTGCGGCATCCTTGATGGCAGATACGAGCATACTTTTCCCATAGCCCTGCCCGTCCACCGCAGAAGCCACCCAGCCTATATAAAGATATTTATTTCTATCCTCCTTGGTCGACATCACACCCACCAGCTTGCCTTCCACCCGCAGTTCAGTGAACACCACGTCATGATATGCTTCATCGCCTATTGCCCCACTCGCAATTGACCTGCGGCTGGCAGCCAGTGGGTCACCATCGACAATAGAGGCTGTAAACTCGTCGAGTAGTTGCTGCTCGACTTTTCTCCTCAAGGGACCTGGCATGTTGTGAAGGTCTTTCCCGTATGGCTCTACCAGTATCCGTTTCCCAGCTCTGGATCTATCCCCTCCATGCGCGCGTTGCGGACTTCCAGTCTCATGCGGGCCTGGGCCGTAGTGATGTTGTTCCAGCGCATTGATCAGGTAGTTCAGCGTGGCCTTGTCCAGCTTCTTGGTCCCTGGAAACTTGCCTAACAACTCCCTGACATCCACCGGCTCGTCTGTCTCACCCTGGGGCGGGAACTCGGTCTGCTCTGCGGCCTCATCCTTTTCGTCCTGCATTTCTTTTTCTTCTTCTTTGGTCGGGACGTAATCCAGGTAACGCTTTGCAAATACCCTCGGCAACATGACGGTCTCTGGCGCGCCTCCACTGACTGTGCTTATTGCGCCTGCAACCTTCGTAGCCAGGTCTGCCTGCTCAAGATCGGTCAACTGGAACAGGTCTTGCCAGTGGACTGTATAGACTTCGGGGACTTTCATAAGCCCTAACTCGCCCAGGCGTTTGATCAATGGGCGCAAGATGTAGGGCTCTGCAAAGTTTAGCTGGCGTGACTTGATGTACTTTGAGAAGTTGTACTCATCCTGGCTAGATGCAAGTTCCCCCCGTTCTGACCCCAGCAAGATGCGCTGCGGAATGTGCGTTGCTCCTGCGATGTAGGACACGATCACATTGAACTGTCCACCGGCATCCACCGGCTGAGAGCCGAGCTCGGTCACGTCCATCCCAACCAGGCGCATGACTCGCCGAAGGCCGTGCTCGTATTCGTCTACCTCATCCTGCAAGGCCTCATATTCGGGCGTGCCTGTTTGGGGTAAGGTCATGCCCTCTTTGGCTGACAGTGCCATGCCCTTACGGATGAGCAACCAAAAGGCTTCCGAGCCTGCTCCAATCACTTTCTCCATGTCAAACAGACGATTGAGAATGGACTGGAAGCGCGGCAAGCCATAGATGCGCGGGAAACTGCGCCTGTCCTTGCCTTCCTTGATGTGGATGACACGCGAATAATGAACCGGGACCTGCTTGTTTTTCTTCGCGTCAATTGTGATGTTGTACCTTTCAGGCAGACCAAAGCGCGGGTCTTCCGGGTCTGTGCTGATCGTGGACTCGTCCACAATAGCATCACCCTCATCGTGGGACGTGACGTAAAACAACTTCCCGCTCTTTTTTACTTCGTCCTCAGGTTTGCCAGGCATACCCAAGAACAGGATCGAGAACTTACTCATTGCGAGCGACACATCCGCCTCGCGGATCTGCGACCAAATGTCGTGCTCGTCTGCAAGAGCAGAGAAGTCTTTTTGCATGGGGCTTGGGTCGTCCAGTTCGTCTATGGTCTTGTTGTCACCCTCCACCAGGATCGGGTGCAAGCGCCAGGTTTCTTCCGGGGGCGCGTCTGCGATGCGGGTGCCGAGTCCCTCCCGCTCATAAATATTCAAATAGTTGTCATACGCAGGTGTCTTGGTATAACCGAAGACCTCGTACAGTTCCCGCTCTCCCCCAAACTGTTGGCCTAAGCCGCGGCCAATGGCCATCCGGCTGGTCAAATACGAATTCATTTCAAGGGCGTGGTTCAAGCGGACTTTCAAGTCTGCCCGTGTTCCCCGTTTTGGTTTTTGATCTGGCATGGTCACTTCCTTCCGAACGCGCCCGCAACACGCGGGTTGACAAACTCATTATACAACAAACTGGACGCATCACAATTGTGAACAAGTATGCCATTGGCAAAATATTCACGTTCATCTTCTACTGAGATATTATAAACGGCCTTTGGCTTTCCATCTTGCACTCGCAGAACACGAACGGGAGCAGTATTTTTGCAATGGCCGTGCCATGAATTCTTTTTTACAAAATGGACACTGTTTCTTTTTGAACCCCCGGCGCTCACGATAACGCTCTTTGCCAGCACAGCTAACTGAGCAGAACGTAGGTTTATCCCTGTGGGCGTTACCAGATCCAAGTGATTGAAATTTCTTACCACAGAAAAGGCATGTATAAGTTTTTGGTTTCCTTTTTTTATACGCTTCTTTGGCATGTATTCTGTGCCATTCTCTACCCTCAACAGACTGGTGCCATGCTTTTGTAAGTCCTCGTACTCGCGCGAGATGCTTCCTTTTAGCATCTGTAATTTTGTAGCTTTCAGCATGGGCTTTTTTGTGTTCTTTGTGCGAGAGACAAGCAAGGTTTTCAATATCATTGTTGAGCGGATTGCCATCTTTATGATGTATCTCATGTCCTGGCGGAATAGGCCCATAGTTGTCTTTCCAAATCTCCTGATGCAAAGCCCCCATGCCCTTACTGGTATGCCCGGAATGCGGCCTAAAATAGTTCTTATGGGATATTCTTTTTGATTTGGGATATCTAATAAAAGTAATTCCCTTATAAATGATTCTCTCTGTTTTTTCCATGCTGTCATTATACTACATCCTTTGCTTGCATCCATAGGAATAAAGCCATTTTCATTAGTAAAAATAAGATGTTTTTTCGTACCGGTAATAAAACTTCCATCAGACATATAGACGGTTATTACATCAGCCAATGGGCTGGTCATGCCTGCATCAATCACCCGTCTATAGCCTTTCCTTGTCAAAACGTAATCACCGGGTCGAATATTCTCAATAGGAATGTCACCATGTTTTGCTGTAATCATGGTACCAGCTACCAAGCAAATGTCATCGTGCGGCAAATCCGGCAGCCCGTGCATGTGCACCAGGAACTCCTCGTTCCAATCTGCTTTGAGTAGTTTTACATTTCCGGCCAGGGCTTGTGCTGCCAGTGGTTTTGCGCGGGTGATCTTGTCGCCTTGTGGCGGTATCCCTCTTATATCATAGCCTGCCATCATTTTGATAATATGCGCGGCGTCCCTTGGTCCGCTCGCTCCCCCCTCCTGCTCAAAACGGATTGCAACATGGATACCGGTCGGCTGGTCTTGCTTGGCAATGTTCTTCATGTGCG